CGCTAAAATATGCCTCCGCGAAATTAGCAGTTTGGGTGGGCGCTCAAAATTACGCACGAATTGAAAAAGGAGATTGCCGATGACCGCAGGCAGACCTCCGAAACCTGTTGAATTAAAGCGAGCAACTGGAAATCCCGGCAAAAGAAAACTGCCAGCTCTTTCAGTTGTAAGCGTGATACCGATGGCAGACTCAACACCCGAGCCGCCAGCCAATCTCGGTGAAAATGGAACTGAACTTTGGAACCGTGCGTGGGATGCGGCGATTACTTGGCTCTCGCCTTCGTCAGATCGCAACGCGATTGAAAACGCAGCCCGCCTTGCGGATACATTGGCAACTGCCCGCGCCAAGTACCACGCCACACTTGAAGCTGCTGACCTTCGCGCTCTTGTGCAAATCAATAAGTCTTATACCGATTCACTCTCAGCCCTTGGCTTTGACCCTGTATCACGTTCTAAGTTAGGTGTTGCTGAAGTTAAACGAGTGAGCGCACTTGATCAGTTGCTCGCTAAACGTCAGAATAGGTAACAATGGCAAACGGGGGAAAGAAAGAAATCAAGGGATGGCCTCCACGCTATCTCAGCCAAGTTTCAGATGGCGATTACAAAAGAAGTCGCGGTGAAAATACTATTGATTTCGCCGAAGCACTTTGCAAGATTACAAAAGATTCTGTTGCTGGCAATGCCGGCGAACCTTTGGTGTTTCGTGATTGGCAAAAAGAACTAACAAAGAATTTGTTTGCAGTAAAAGCCGATGGCAAGTTAAAACATAAAGTTGCTCTTATCGGCCTGCCCCGCAAACAAGGAAAATCCGCTTGGCTATCTGCACTTGCTCTTGAGCATTTAGTGTTAGGGCCACAAGGCGGCGAAACATATTCGTGTGCAGCCGAAAAAGAACAAGCTAAAATTGTGTTCGGCACTGCCAAACGAATGGTAGAGATGCAGCCTGAATTATCAGAGTTGCTCGATGTATATCGAGATGCAATCTATAACCCAAAGACCGGTTCGGTCTATCGGGCGCTCTCTGCCGAGGCATTTACCAAAGAAGGTCTTTCCCCTACCTTCGTTGCAATGGATGAGTTACACGCACAACCCAATCGCGAACTCTTTGACGTTATGTCACTTGCGATGGGTGCAAGAACTGAACCGCTTATGGTTGCGATTACAACTGCTGGTGTTAAAACAGATGTTAGTGGCAAAGATTCAATTTGCTATTCACTCTATGAATACGGCAAGCGAGTTTCATCAGGTGAGGTTGATGATCCATCATTTTTCTTTTCTTGGTGGGAAGCAAATCCCGAGGATGATTTTAGATTGCCAGCAACTTGGGAATCTGCAAATCCCGGCTTTGGTGATATATGCAGCGCCGATGATTTTGCGAGCGCAGTGTTAAGAACACCCGAAGCTGAATTTAAGACCAAGCGCCTTAACGTGTGGACTTCAACTTCAGATGCGTGGTTGCCTCACGGTGCTTGGGATTCAATCGCCGATGATCGAGAGATTGAAGAAGGCGCCAAGGTTGTTATCGGCTTTGACGGTTCATTCAATGGTGACTGCACTGCCATTGTTGCCGTTGAAGTTTCAGAAACTCCACACATTATGCCATTGGCAGTGTGGGAGAAGCCCGAAGAAGCAGGTGCCGATTGGCAAGTTCCAGTAATGGATGTCGAAGATGCCTTGCGTAATGCTTGCAAGAAATATGAAGTTATGGAAATTGCTTGCGACCCATACCGATGGGCTAGAACTTTTCAAGTGTTAGAAGAAGAAGGTTTGCCAGTAGTTACATTCCCGCAAACTGCATCTCGTATGACACCTGCGACAACTCGCTTCTACGAAGCGGTTGTGAACCGCAGCATCACCCACGATGGTGATGTAAAAATGGCAAGGCACGTTGGCAATGCAACGCTTCGTGTGGATCAACGAGGTTCTCGCTTAGCAAAAGAGAAGCGAGGTTCAACCCGCCGTATTGACTTGGCGGTTTCAGCAGTAATGGCTTTAGAGAGAGCTGCTTGGTGGCAATCTCAAGGCGGGTATCTACCCGCAATCTTTGACCCTTGGAATATGGAGGAACCTAATGCGTGAGAAAATCACAACCGTTGCAGAGATGGTCGGCGCAGCTTTAATCTCTCTTGGTGTTGGAATTGTTTTCAGTTGGGGCATCTCCCTTATCGTTGCTGGCTTGTTAGTTATCGCTGGCTCCTATTTGGCGGCTGAATGAGTATTATCAAACGCGGCTTAACTGGTCGCTATCCCCAATACAACAACTATGTTGCACCTTTGTCGCAGCTCTATGGACAAACCAACATCACATCATCTGCCGGCGAGCGCATTGATGAGTGGAGCGCCTTTGGTGTATCTGCAGTCATTAGCGCAATTTCATTGCTTGCAGACTCGGTGGCTTCAATGCCACTTCGCACTTTCAAGATTGTAAACGGCAAGCGCGTAGCAACTGAAATGCCTTATATCATCAAGCAACCTGACATTGACTCCAACGAATATGAGTTAGTGCATCAGATTGTGGCTTCAATGGCCTTGCACGGCAATGCTTATGTGCATCTTGACCGCGATAAAAAGGGTGAAATCATTGGCTTAGTACCTTTGCACGTTTATCAAATGCAGGTATTGCCGACTGGTGATCAGACTGGGCGCAAGTATTTGCACCTTGGAAATGAGATTCCATCCGAGGATTTGATTCATATGCGCTGGTTTACACCACCGCAATCCCTTGTTGGTGTCTCGCCTTTGATTCAATCGCGTAACTTGATTGGTTTAGCAATGGCAATGGATCGCCATCTTGGTCAATTCTATGCCGAAGGCGCAACTCCTTCATCAATTCTTGAGACTGACCAAAAACTTACCAATGAGCAGGCACAAATCATTCGTAACACTTGGGAAGCAACTCACAAGCGCCACCGCCGACCAGCAGTTTTATCTGATGGCCTTAAGTGGAAGCCAATCACCGTTTCGGCTGCTGACCAGCAGATGATTGAAACTCGTGAGCAACTTATTAGAGATATTGCTCGCGTGTTTCGTATCCCTGCTCACTTAATTCTTGCTTCAGGCGGCGATACACAGACTTATCAGAATGTTGAACAGGCTTCATTGAACTTTTTAACGCACACAATCACACCTTGGATTCGCCGAGTTGAAATTGGTTTGTCTAAAGTTTTGCCCGATGGCACCGATATTGCATTTGATACGTCATCATTGCTTCGCACCGATGCCCTTACTCGTGCAAAAGTGAACACACTTAACGTACAAATGGGCGCTCGCACACCCAATGAAGTTCGCCAAATTGAAGGTTTGGAACCTTACGAGGGCGGCGATCAGTTCAATCAGGCACTTGCAGGAACCGTTACTGCCGGTGGCGATGTTGAATCTTTAGGTAATGATTCAGATACTTCAATTCCTTTGATGGGGGTAATTGAATAATGGCTGAAGTTTATCGCGCACCAAAAAGTGTTATGAATGAAGCTATAAAGATTTTGCTACCCGTAGCAGAAGAAATCCGAAACAACAAACCCCTGACTTTAGAGCAGGTCGCAACTATCCGTGATGGTTGGCCTGCCCGTGAAGGTCGAATGTGGGCATACAACATCTGCGACAAGGTTGCTAAACGTGCATCTGTCGTGACTACATCCGAGGAGGATGCAATGGCAATAACCGAGGGAACTCCCGACCTTAGCGAAGAACTAACCGAACTTCTCGCCGATACCGTTACTTTCTACCTCCGCGCCCACGGCGCCCATTGGAATGTAATCGGAACAGACTTCGCCGAGTATCACGCTTTGTTCAATTCAATCTACGAAGATGTTTATGGCTCCATTGACCCACTTGCTGAAAATATCCGCAAGATTGGTGTGCAGGCTCCATTTCAAATGTCACAATTTGTAGAACTTCGCACACTTTCAGATGGCGATTTATCAACCGATGCCCGCACCTTGGCGATTGACTTACTTGGCGCCAATGATGTTGTTATTCGTGGAATTGCAGATGCTTTTGAATGTGCAACTGAATATAACGAACAAGGCATCGCAAACTTTCTTGCAGATCGCTTAGACAAGCACCAAATGTGGCGCTGGCAACTATCATCCTCACTTGGAATGGAAGTTGTACCAACAGATTTAACTGTTGAAAGTGCCGAAGAAGTAGCCGAAGAAGGCGCTGAAGTAGAAACCAAAGGGGCTGACGTAGAACTTGTGGAGGCTCGTAAATCTATGGCAACTGCTGAACGCATCACAATGCAAGCTGAAGTTCGTGCAATGGATACAACTGATGGCTCACTTCGCATCGGTGGATATGCTGCAACCTTTAATAAGGAAGCAACTGGCTTGAATTTCCGTGAAGTTATCGCACCGGGCGCCTTCAAACGCACACTTTCAACCGATAATCCAGTGTTCCTACTTATCAATCACGATATGGAGCAGTTACCACTTGCTTCAACTCGTTCAGGCACACTTACATTGAGTGAAGATGAAGTTGGCTTACGAATGGATGCCGAACTTGATCCATCTAACCCAAGAGCGCAGGAACTGGCTTCAGCTTTACGCCGTGGCGATGTGGACAAGATGAGTTTTGCTTTTACGGTTGCAACTGATGGCGATATTCGCTCTGAAGGCTTGCGAACACTTACTGACCTTGACCTTTACGAAGTTTCAGTAGTCACATTGCCAGCATATGACTCAACAACAGTCGGTATGCGTAGTGCTGAAGAAGAAAATGAAGATTTAGAATTACGCAAAAAATTGCTAATTCTGAAAAACGCTCAACGCAAATTGCGTAAGTAGCATATTAACTTTGCCCCCGGCGCATCCTGCCCCGGCGGTTTTACACAAACCCAACTCCAAAAGAAAAGAGAAATAAATGTCTTTGACATCAAAGCTCAAGGAGCAGCGGGATGCAGTTGCAGTCGAAGCAGATACTCTGCTTGCAGGCGATGTAACAACTGAAATCCTAGATACTGTTTCCGCAAAGCACGATGAAATTGCAGCACTCGATGAGCGCATTGCAAAGTCAGAAGCAGTAGAAGCACGTTCAGCAGCAATCGCAGAATCACGCAAAGAATCAGGCGTAAAGCCATTCGTAGGTGGAACTGTTGTTACTCGCGAAGCAATGACATACGACAAAGATGGTCGTAACTCATTTGTTCGCGATATGATTAACGCAACAATGCGTAACGATTCATCTTCTTGGGAGCGCCTAAACCGCCACCAGACAGAAGTTGCAGTTGAAACACGCGATATCTCACGCACAGACACAGCCGGCGGCGATTTTGTCCCTCCCATTTACCTAATAAATGAGTATGCCGAATTCGCAAGAGCTGCAAGAGTGACCGCTGATCTTGCCACAACAATGGCATTGCCCCTTGGGACTGACAGCATAAATATTCCGGCAGTCACGACCGGAACTCAGGTCGCTTTCCAATCAAGCGACAACTCAGCAACAAACACTCGCGATATGGTCACTAGTACGGTCACGGCACCAGTCCGGACTATCTCCGGATATGAAAATGTGTCCATTCAATTAGTAGAACAATCACCACTCGCAGGCGGTCTTGATCGTCTAGTATTCGGTGACTTGATGAAGGACTACGCACTTGCATTAAACACCGCAGTTACAGGTAATGGCGATGGAACTTCAGGAACACTTAAGGGATTCATTAACCTTGGTGCAGATACTACAAACGGTATCCCAACAACTTGGACTGAAGCAACACCATCTGCCGTAAACGGCTTGCAAGCGATTTCAAAGGCTATTAGCAAGGTTGTAACAAACCGCTACCAAGCAGTTGAAGCAATCGTTATGCACCCATCAATGTGGTACTGGTTCGCCTCAAGCACTGACGGCAATTCACGCCCAATCATTGTGCCTGTTGGTGCAGGTCCATTCAATGCAAACGGTGTAGTTACTGCTCCGGGAGCGCCAGCAGGACTCGTTGGAACAATCCACGGAGTACCTGTTTATGTTGATGCAACACTTCCAAAGACATACGGAGCTGCCACAAATCAGTCTCCTATTCTTGTTGGTAAGTTCTCAGATTCATACCTATTTGAATCAGGCGTTAAGACTCGTGTTCTTCCAGATGTCTTGTCAGCAAACCTAACAGTTCGCTTCCAAGTTTACGGATATATGGCACTAGCTCATCGTTATGCAAAAGCAGTCAGTGCTATAAGTGGTACTGGTACTGTTGCACCTTCAGGCTTCTAGTCTGTAATGTTGGAGACACCTGCCTCTTAATCGGGGCAGGTGTCTTTGACACAATCATTTAGGGGGAGTTTTAATGCTTAGTTATCTTGACGGGTTGAAAGTTGCTCGTGATTTAGCAAAAAGAGAACAGTTCCAAACACTTGATGGGCTAATTGAAGCCCTTGAAGAACGACAAGTGGAAACAACGGCACTCGTGTTAGATGTGGAGACACGATGAAGCCAAAAGATAAAGTTTGCATTGCATTTCCACATTCAGGAACGGTAAACACAGAATTTGCAACAAATCTTGTTGAAATCAATCGAAAGCGTTTAGATCGCATTGATTCCATTGTTGGCATTGGCAATATCTCGCTTTTAACTCGCTCTCGCAATGTAATTGTTAAAAATTTCCTTGATGAGACTAAAGCAGAATGGCTTTTGATGACCGATACCGACCAAATCTTGTCGGTAGATGCCTTCGACAATCTAATAAATGCGGCAAATGTCACCGAAAGACCCATAGTTTCAGCTCTTATTTTTGCTGCATTTTGGACTGACGATGACCAATTACGCCCCGTGCCAGTCATTTATCAAGATACCGACAATGGCCCGATGCCTTGGGATAACTACCCTGACAATCAAATTGTTGAAATTGCAGCCGCTGGAACAGGTTGTTTACTTATTCATCGTTCGATTTTAGAGCAGATGAGAAAAGAAGCAACAGAAAATCAAGGCACTGATTGGTGTTGGTTCATTGATGGCGCAATCGGCGGGCGTTGGTTTAGTGAAGATTTACTTTTTTCTCGCAAGATTCGTTCAATGGGATACAAGATTCACGCCCACACTGGTGCAATCTTGCCTCATCGTAAAGAATTTTGGCTTGATGATAGACACCATAAGCCTTTTCATATTCAAAACTCTTAAAGTGTAAGGGTTGGATATTACCCCCCTGATATTCAACCCTTACACCCTCTTTCTTACTAAGGAGAACCGTGGCAACTAATTATCCCGGCGGTCTTGATAACTTTAGCAATCCAACTGCTACAGATTATTTGGATTCAGCCACAGTTCCCCACGCTACTCAACACGCTAACACAAATGATGCGATTGAAGCTATTGAAGGCGAACTTGGAACTAATCCAAAGGGATCTAAAGCATCAGTTAAAGCACGTCTTGATGCAGTTGATACAACTATCGCCACAATTTCTTTAACAACTGGACCTACAGGACCAACAGGACCTACAGGTGCAGCCTCAACAGTAACTGGCCCTACAGGTTCAACAGGAACTCAAGGACCTACAGGACCAACAGGACCTACGGGTGCTGCTTCAACAGTAACTGGCCCTACAGGTTCAACAGGAACTCAAGGACCTACAGGACCAACAGGACCTACAGGACCTACTGGCCCTACAGGTTCAACGGGTGCTGCTTCAACCGTAACAGGACCAACTGGCTCACAAGGACCTACAGGACCTACAGGTGCTACTGG